ACTCAGCTAAGGACTCTTCATGCTCAAATCTAGTGCAGTCATGAAATTCCGATCTGAATCAATACTCAATTAGACAAGATTCTAAGATGTTTAAACTCGCTTCCAATGATTTGCCTACTACCGCACTACCTAGTCCATCTCAAACCAGCGCTAGTGTTATGAGGTTGTGGCAAGGCTCATCGCGTAGCATGGCTCCGATCGCTAGTTGTGACTACACAGTACTTTATGCCAACGCGATCGGATTGCAGCCCATCGTTTACCATGCAGCCAACCCTATTTATTCTGGACTTCACTACCGACACACATTCCCTTTCAATGTTGAAGCGGTATCGGTAACAGGCTCAAACGAGGTTGAGCCAAGACTCGCTGTACCCAATTCGTTTTGGTTTAATGTTGATTCCAACACTGTACACATGTATGAAGGCAGTAAAGCAGTCAGTATCTCAGTAGATATGGCAGTGTCTGCTACCGCGATCGCTACTGGCAGTACAAACGTATATCGTATCGACACCTCGACATGGGGCACATTTACCAGTCCCAGCCCCGTTGCCGTAGACGGTATTTTGTTTTTGTACTCGCCAACTCTCGGCGTAACAGGAACCTATGGTATTGATACCGATGCAATCTTTGTCTATCCAACAGCCCCGTTTCCCACTGGTGCGGCAATGCTGCATTTACGTCAAGATTTAGCATTGGAACCTGTCGCAGCGATCGCTACCTACGAACTGCCAGAATTTACACTCGTTTCCGACTTTGCGGGGCGCACTTATTTGAGAGCTTTAAACTTGCGATCGCCCGAAGTCTATGAATTTTTATCCGATGACGAAAAGTATGTGACGCTATACATGCCAATGACATTGTTTGCGGGATCTCAGGTTGAACAGCCAGCGCCTGTAAATGGCAGGCAGACGGTTAGCAGCATTACTTACAATGCGTAATCACCAAGGCTTCTTTAAATAGCCAATCACACCAACAACCTCGCGCCTCTGGACTTTGACCCCAAAACAGCGATCGCCAAAACAAATATACCGCAAACAAACATCTCGGAATATGCAAGCCTATAGGGAAGATTTTGGGGTCATTAATGCAGCGATCTCTGTCAAATAAATTGATGTCGAGACTTTTGGCGGTGGAACTAAATAATGTCTGCGATTACTCAGCAACTTACCAGCTATCCAAACCTTCCCTACCCGCTACAAGTAGGTAATTTGCAGTGGACGGACAAGCTCGAAGATTATCCATCTGGGACGATCACTTACAAGGGATGTACATTAGATCTCGCTAACGATATTACTACTAAATACCCCAACCTAACACCGATTACTATTGAGGGAATCGGCTTCGTGGTGATGCCTAGTGGTGTGTCGGTTAAGCGATCTCGCTATGGTCGCGGCGATATCGAAACCTATGAGGTCGTAATTAATCTTGACTCGAAATGGAAAGCCAAATGTCAGCGCAAGTTTAGTGTCAGTCCATTCGTGCAACCCGATAATTTTTCGCGGTTTCGATATGCCACTGGGGTGAATGTTGCGGCGATCACGTCGTTCCTTGGCATCAACTATGTTGGACCTGCAATATTCTTCTCTCCAGACAATCTTGAAACAACATTCGAGGAAATCCTAAAAACTAATTGCCGCAGATTAGGGTGCTTTGTACGGTTTTCGGATGTTGATGCGGTGAAGATGATTGCGATCAACAATATAGGTAGTTGGGCATTCCCCGACAATCTCGTAATTGACGACGGCAGCAGAAAACGGAATCCTGTATTACCAATCATTGACAATGTTGCTATCACGGGCAAGTTCTCTAAAGACCCCTTCGATCAGGAAGATAAGTTATTACTCCCGATCAACCCGCAGACCGAAATAGTAATTCAAAATGGTGGCGGGGATACGGGAGATGACGCTAGTACTTTAAGTTATTTAGAGGCAAGTGGGAGGTTAGCGTCTCTAGACATGAACTTTGATGTATCTGGCCCTAAAAAAGTTTACACTCGCACCGAAATTGTTGATGGGGTTGTGCAGAGTGAGTTGACTCGCATCTACGGCTATAAATTTAGGGCGGTTGACGTTGCCGAGTTTCAAACCATTGAGGGGAAGAGAACTGTTTTGCGTTTAAACGGCTCTCCTAGTTTATGGTGGACTCAGGTAGAGGAGCAGGAAGTAACTTATGAGTACTCTTCAATTCTTAGCTACTTTAATGTTTATGCGACCTCTACGGGGCGGGTCGTCCCGATCTACATCAACCCCGACTCAGCAAATATTTTAAGGGGTAACGGATATCAAACGATCCTCGATAATGCCAAGTACTTGGTGGGTACAACGACTCGGGGTTGGAAATACGTCAGACTACAAAAAGAGACTGAGGGAAAATACGAGTCAATACACAGTACTCCACCTGCGGTTTCCGCAAACCTCTACAACACTTTTCGCTATGCGGCTGAGCTATGCGACTGGAAGAAGATCCCTGTTAACGGTAAGTCTGGATTTCAGATAGCCCCCCTGCGATCACTATACCCTGCGTCTACCCCCACGCCTTTCCAAGTTGAAGTTCAGAAGTATACCGACATTCCTCAAGATATTGCTTCTAGGGGGAATATTCCTCCTAGATATATCACTCAGAATGGGATAGCCGTAATAGATCCTGAATATGTTATTGGTATTGTTACAGCAAACCCAACGGACTCTGAGCCGTTTTGGATTAAGTCCGAGAGCAGTTTTAAAAGTTGTTTTGCTTACGCCAAAAGCCCTGCCTTTAACCCGTACCTGCCAACTGTAACGAGGAAGGCTGGAGATAATCGCCCTGAGTTTATTTTTGCTGGGGAAGAGTCTTACACGAGTGTGATCCGTAAGGTTTTTGACTACGACTCAAGTAAGCCTCGCACTTTTAGTACAGGAGCTTCTCCATTGGCTAGGGACAAGGCTGAGAAATTCGAGGAATTAACAACAAACGATACTGCCCAAGGTCGGTCGTTTTTGGACGCAGCTCAGGACGCGGTTAAAGAAGTTAAAAGAGGTAAACCTCCAACGGCTCAGGTAATGCTCAAGAGGTGGGGAACAGCCAAGGAAAAGGCAAGGATTGAAGCAAGAGCGGACTACAGTGCTTACACCTATAACAAGTACTACGCTTCGTCAGATTTGATTGGGGCATATCCCGCCGATATCGTCCTGAAATACACCGATAACAGCGAGTTGAATCTGCCCTATGCCAATACTGTTGCCGAGGCAAAAACCACACTAGAAACCGATTTGCGAATGGTTGCAATGCAGAACGTGATCGCATCGAAAAAGCTTGCATGGTATTATCCGTCGCTAAAGTCAGGCGATCGCGTCACATTTAGTAGTGGACAGCTAAGAATCTCTGGTGTCTCCCAATCCCTTGAATATCGGGGCTTGCAAAACGGCTCATTGGTTGTCGTCTCCGAGGGGACGCAGGTAGAATGTGGCTACGATCAAGCACGAACCGTTAACATCTCGCAATCAACCTATAGTCGGAATAGTGATGGCGCGATCGCTCCCAATGTGCGAATATCAAGCTTTGACACAAGTTTGCGTGGTAATTTTGTCTACAATGAATCACAACGCAGGAGTTTTAGGTCGTGAGCATTTCTGAAGATGTAATTGTTGCTAAGTTTACCGAGTTGATTAAGAATGCGACTCCTTCGATTGTTTCAACCCAATCAGGGTTGGAGATCTCTCAAAACGGGAAGATCTTTGAAATCCCTTTTAATATTCAGGCTATCAGTATCTCCAAATCAACCTTGACAAAATCGTGACTCCCGAAGAAAGATTAATTGCGGCACTAAAGACTCAAAAAAAGATTGTCTTTGGCAATACCATTGGTGTTGACGGGAATGGTGAATGCACCGTCGTTGGAGAGGATGCGACGGTAAGAGCGATCGCAGGCACACCCATTTCCGCAGGTAGTTGCGTTGCGCTGCAAACAGATGATGGACAGTGGTACGCAGTGTCGGCGCGAGAGTCTGGCACTGTTCAGAAGAGAACCCTGTATAAACGCAAAAATAAGCCACCAGCATCGGACGAAGAAGGCGGACCAGTTAAGATACTCTATATCAAGGAAAGCGTATTTTATGTTGGAGGCGATCGCTCGGAACCGACTGAGGTTTATCGACTACCAAGCAATTACGAGCTTTTTGGACTTGTTTCAATCAACAACTTGGGGACAGGATTAAACGATTGGATTGTCAATATCAGACTAAAGAAAGCCGACAAAATAACTTTGATTTCTGTAACGTCAGAGACGGAGAATCGCGTTGAAGATATTGATATTCCCAAAGTGTACGGAGGGTTTGGCGGTACAGACCCCAGCTACCCAGATAGCAATAAGGGATTTTCCCCCGATCTATTCCAGTTACCATTCTTTCGGTGTTTTCAGAACGGGTTTTACACTGCTTTTGGTCACGCATTAAAGCGTCGGAACAATAGTCTGGGGTTTTTAGAAGCGGTT